TTGATACGCGGCCAAAGTACTATCGAAGTGGTGCTCTCGCTCGATATTACCCGTCACTGCATTATCAAGGAGATCATTCCGGGCTTCTTCAAGTAGTTCTTGAATGGTTCCTAGATCCATGTTCGCCCCCTTATGGGGTAGATAGGAAGCCTCGCTCGGCATCCCAGATGGACTGGACGTTGGTATCGAACTCCTGAACTAGATGATGGACAGTCCAACCCTCATTACCCTCTTGAAGGAATGAGACCAATACAGCTGGCCCACCCTCATCCCCGTCCGATACTTCAAGGACGAGGATCGAGTAGTAGGTTTTAGCAGTTGATAGCACACTTACCTGACCAAACAACCGCCTCTTTGGGTCGTACTTATAGAACTGGTTTGGATGATATCTGTGGTCTGACTGCTCAGCTACCATCCAGAGGTTTAGCCAGTTGCAGTACTTCTCGATGGTTAGTTTTACTAACTCATTGCTCACAGTGCTTCCTCCTCTCGATACAGGACCTCAGTGTACTCTTCCAGCTCCTCGCATAGACCTCCCGCTGAGTCGATGTAGTGAAGCGGTTCATGGCGCCATTGAGGCGAGGTCGGATCGTAGTCGTTCCTCAACGTCCATAGGAAGTCGACTAGGTCCTGCCTACTACCGTCGTAGGCGATGTCCATGAGGGTTCCAGTGGCGTCGAGTGCAGTTCGGATGTAGTCCGTGTCGTCATCACCCCAGCCGTACTCGAGTACAGACTGGAAGCCTTCGATGTTGGCCTTGAGCTGGCAACGGAAGAGATGATCGGCTACCTCTCGATAGTTCTCCTCCGTGATCTGGTCTCGAGTGAGTGGGTGTGCGAACACAGCAGTGCCTTTCATCCGTTCCTCCCAGGGTCGCAGTCATGGCAGTAGTGAAACCAGCGAGTACCACGTTTGGTATCTTTCGGCCGTGTAACCCACGCGGGAGAGCCACAACGGCAGATCGAGGTGTGCAGGAGTAGCGATGCGATCTTCCGACCGCTCTTCCTCTTGCGGTTAGCAGCGACAGTCAGCGACACTAGAGTTGCTCCTTTAGGAAGTGGCGAGCGTCAGCGATGCGGCGGCGAAGTTCTGGTTCACGAGCAAGGGTCAGCGTGATGCATTGGCTTGCTAGTGAGATAGCAGCGGCGTGTCGGTTAGTCTCGATGCAGAAGCGGATATCAGGCAGTCTCTCATGGACGCATTCATGGAAGCTACGTACATGGGCTGCTACCTGTTCTAACAGCAGATCTGATACCTTCATCCTCACCCCCCTTCCACGTTCGTTGCGTATTCGTTCACGCACAAATCGTATCAACCGTGGTACCGTCTGTCAACTAACCGTAAATCCGCTCAGCCTCCTTCTCGGACAATAGCTCCTCGTGTTCGGACGAGTCAATCTCGCCCATGTCATAGAGGATGTGCGCAGCCTGATCGAGGTCGTCTGCCATGCCGTGTTCGACCAGCTGCTCCTGCTTCTGCTTCGGTGTAAGCATTACTTCCCCCTCAGGTTGAAGGATGCGACTTGGGCATTGTCCTCGTACACGACAGCCCAGTAGTCACCGGTCGAGTTCGACTCACTCCACCTCTGTGCTTTCTCCATCGCTTCCTCTAGGGTCCAGTACGCTCGCTCGTTGATGCGGTTAGCACCATGAACGCCTGTCTCAACCTTTACCATGGGACCTCCCAGTCGAAGGACCAGCAGAATGCAGACAGATCCTCGAATGCCTCACAGCCTGCACCTGCCAGTAGTGTGACCCAGTACCAGAGCATTATTCCCCCTCTGCCAGCCAGTTGTAGAGCCGCTCACTCCGGCTTAGGTGCCAGGCGATCCGCGACTTCCAGTGGGGCTTCTCGCGGTAGATATTCACGGCCTCGTATCCGGCCTCGTTCCAGTCTGCGATCCAATCACGGATCTTGCGCTTCATATCTACCTCCTTCCGTTGGCCTTGAGACAGTCCTCGATCTCCTTCTTGAGCTCTTCGAGCTGGTCGAGACTGAGCGAGCCCTGGATGATGAACTCCTCGTCCTCTGTGCCGATTACGTTGAAGCGGCCCTCGACCGCCGTGGGTCCGAAGATGCCGATCACTTCTTCTCCTTCCGCTTCTTGGTCTTGGTGGCGCGCTGGTCGATGAGGCGCTTCATCTCCTTCTCGGAGTTGCCTCTGGTGCGCCGGGAGACCTTGTCGATCTTCTCGTGCACCGTTAGCTTGTCGTGCGCCTCCTGACGCGCCTTCGCCTCCTCCTGGCGCTGCTTCTTGCGGTTCGGGAAGTTCTTACGCATGTTACGCCTCCTCTGCGAGCTTGACTTCGGGGTTGTAGTGGGGGATGGTCTGCTGGAGGTGCTTGTCGATGAGCTTGACGTAGTCCTGCGGGTCGTACCCCCAGCCCGGGATTCCGTCCGTGTCGACCTCGACGATGATCTTGATCCTCTTGCCGAACATCTATGCCTCCTTCCCGAAGTTGTCTCTAGGACCACTTCCCGCACGCGCCAAGCTTTCGTGCGAGAGCGGCCCGATTGTCCACGTCGTTGAGCGAGCGCGGCGGCGTCTGGTCTAGGTGGTAGAGTAGGCTCCAGGCTTCGTCGTACGTGAGTGGCCGACATTCCGAGCCAACAATAACCGTCTTCGTGCCGTCGGGGTAGATATACTCGGTATGGGTCGTGATAGTCACGTTCATTGCGTTACCTTGGAAGTGCAGCAGAGGCACTTGGCCTCGACCACGATGAGCGGCCGCTTGCAGTTGGTGCAGGTCGGCCCGTTGAGCTTGATCGGCGCCCTCTCCGGGTGCCAGTTCATCTCGCCGTAGTCGTGTCCCTTGAGCTGCATCACGCCTCCTCTACCTCGATGGTGACCGAGAACAGCTTGCCGTCGACTTCGATCCCGACGTACCGCCTACCCATCTTGATCGACGGGGTGAACGGGTACAGCTTCCAGAATGGCCGCTTCTTCACGTTTGCGTGGATTGCAGCCTCGAGCCGATGTGCGATTCCTTCGGCGTCCATTGTGCCTCCTTTCTACTTGACTCCTGCCTGGAGCCAGATCGTGTTCTCGCTGGTCAGGATCTTGTCGCCCATGATCGGCTGCCGTTCGCCTCTCATCGGCTTCGCGAAGTGCTTCTTCGGGTTCCTGCCCTTCGCCTTGCGCGGCGGCAGTTCGATCACAGTGAAATGCTTCCGCCGTGCCTTACGACCGTCGAGCCGCTTCGCCTTCACCCCCTCGAATTGTGATTCGGGAACTGTCGGGATGCTGCTCATCTGCTTCACGCACCTCCTTTCAATGTAATCCCGTTGTATGTCATCACTCATATCGTATCATGCGAGGTGCTCGCTTTCAACTGCCTCGGTCAACTCAGATGGAACTACCTATGCTACATTGGTAGGCATACGTACCGGGACGTAGGCTATGAGTCTCAGAATCCTCGGATCATAGTCCTTTTGGGAATATATCATACTCTCATGGCGGTTCCAGAGCCAATCGGCCCAAAAAAGACAGACCTGCCCTCTGTGCCTGAAGCCAAGTTGACTCCCATCCAGGTGATGGCAGCTCAGCTATTAGGCCGCGGATACTCCAGAGCCCAGGTTGCCGAGCGTTTGGTGGATTATATCATCACCAAGAGCCGACGTGATAGAAGTACACGGCTCCGCATGTGCCGAAACCGCATCCGCAAGTGGGAGAAGACGCAAGACTTCCGTGATGCACTGTGGGATACAGCGGTTATCCAGCTGGACCTGGATTCTCCTGCTATCCTGGCCGGCATTTCCCGGAAGGCACGAGCTGGTCGGGTCGATGCTGCCAAGCTCGCGTTCGAAGTCACGGGCCGTCACGATCCTAAGGGCGATCATGGCCTTACACATGTGGAAGTTTCCTTCAATGGCATCCCTCGTCCCGAGCGGGACCACAGAGAACGGCGCACAGCCGAGATAAATGACCGCCTAGAGGAAGATGAGGATGTCGTTGAAGGAGAGTACGAGGAAGTGGACTGAATGACGGTAGCACAGCTATATGGCCGCGGCCGCCAATATCACGGAAGCTCAGCTATATGGCCGGGGCCTGTTATAACGGAAGCTCAGCTATATGGCCTCGCCGACTCCCCGATCCACGCCACGAACGAACGCGCACGAACGGAGCAGGATCGCTCCCGCTCGACGTTCGTGCTCCCACGTTCGCTCGCGCGAACCTTCCGAAACATAGCGAACGTGCGGGGAGCGGCTGTTCAAGTGACACTCCCCGCGTGCGCCTCACTCAGCGGCGGCGATCACGCGAACGATCTACTCGTTCGGCGTGGTCGACTTGCGCGAACGCGACCGACGCGCCTTCAAGAACGCAGCGGCGTCGAACGGCTTTCCGTTCTGACGCGCCTTGTGCCAGGCGTCGAGAGTAGCGATCTGCTCGTCCGTGAGCGTCCACGAAACGTTCTTCACCGAACGTGGGAACGTGGAGCGCAGGAACGAACGAACGCGCTTCCCCTGTTTGTCGCGCTGTACGGCGCCGAACTTGGATTCTGCCCAATCGTTCGGCGTCACGACGCGCTTCGTTGCGGCCATGTTGTCACCTCCCTTCGGCCGATCGTTCATAACACAAGCGTACACAAACGAACGAACGCTGTCAAGCGCGAACGTTCGATATGGGACACAACACATACGAACGAACGTTCGCGAACGCGCTATCACATCGAACGAACGAAGTCAAGGGCACTTACAGAAAGTTTACAAATATGACTTACAAGGCACCCCCCCCCATATCCCCCATCGGGGTCATATGTGTTGTAACAGATAAACCGGCCTAGACCTTGCCAATTTCCACGATTTCAGCTCTCCTACGTATTCCGCGTCGTAACCCCGTTAGTCGCTCTCGAAAGGAGCTAGCATGGCAGTAGCAGATGATGATCTCGTCGCCGGCGTTGTCCACAAGCCTGTGGGCTTTGCTCAGTACACTGGCCTCGACCCGGCTATCAACCTAGAGTCAGACCCCGCGACGGGGAAGAAGCTCTCCGAGTGCAACGGCAAGCCCATTAGGGCTCTCATTCAGGCAGAGGCACAGGGTATTCGGTGGACTGACGACCCTGACCACGATCCGACTACAGCCCTCGGCATGGTGATCGCTGCCGGCGATACGCTTGTATATGAGGGTGACCTGTCGAAGATCCGCCTGTTCGATGATACCGCTGGTGCCATCGCCAATATCTCGTACTACGGTCTCTGATAGATGGCCCGAAGGACTACACTTAAGATCCCGTATCAGCCAATGCCGAAGCAGGCTAAGGCTCATGCGTTGGATGCTAAGTTCCGGTCCTTCGTAGGCGGGTGGGGTAATGGCAAGACAAGCTGGGGGTGCGTCGAAACCGTCGCAACGCTCCACGAGTTCCCAGGGACAAACTGTATTGTCGCTCGTAAGACTCGACCCGAGCTGAAGTCAACTACCTGGGAGATGCTCATTCACGGGGATCCCGGTCACCCCCACGCCTGGCAAGGGATCCCCCGTGAGCTGATCAAGACCTACAACAAGTCTGACCTCTACCTCGAGTTCAAGAATGGCAGTAAGATCTGGGGCCTTCCACTCGACGATCCGGCTAAGCTTGAGAACTTCAACCTGGGCTTCTTCTGGATTGACCAAGCAGAAGAGGTAGAAGAGGATATCTTCCTCAAGTTTCATGGCCGCCTTCGTCAGCGTCGAGGCCCTCGTGAAGGCATCCTCACCTGGAACCCGGCCGGCCACACCTGGCTGTGGAAGCGGTTTATTAACCCGGAGCGAAAGCTCGCATGGCACCGTATCTACAAAGCTGTGGAAGCTACTACATTCGACAACATCACTCTGCCGGAGGACTACTTTGATCAGTTTGAGGGTCTCCCAGACGCGTGGATTCAGCGCTTCGTGTTCGGTTCTCACGAAGTCTTCGTCGGCCAGATCTTCACGGACTACGACCCTGAACTACATGTTATCCAACCGTTCAGGATTCCTAGTCATTGGGAGCGATGGCAGTGTTTCGATCCTGGTATGCGGCATGAGGGGGCACTTACGTGGATAGCGAGAGACCTGGAGGGTAATGCTTACTACTACCGCGAGCACCTTGAATCTAACCGAGACGCCGCGTGGTGGGCTCTGAAGTGCTTCGAGTTGGAGAAGACCGACGATTGGGGAGGCCCGGATGAGGAGATCTTCAGGCGGCTGGTCGGCCCAGAGGCAAATCAGCGAAACCAGCAGACTGGTAAGTCAGTCGTGGATACGCTACATGAATACGGCCTCTACCCTGAAAACGCAGATAAGGCGCCGAATGCCCGTATCTCGAAGATCACTGAGTACCTAAGGCCCAATAGCGAGTGGCATAATCCGTTCACTGGTGAGAGCCCCTCAGCGAAACTCTTCGTCTTCGACAGCTGCAGCAAGCTTAAGGAATATCTACCTCAGTATCGTTGGCGCCCACAGAGGTCTAACTATGCTGAGGAGGATTCACCTGAGAAGCCGCGCAAGAAGGACGACCACAATATCGACAACCTCGGTCACATCCTAGTCGCCTTCGATGGCCTTCCAGCTGTGCCTAAGGGCGGAAGGAAGCCTCGTACCAACAAGGAGCGTGAGGCAGCCATGTTCAAGGAGCTCTATGAGCAAGCGCTTGCTGAGGCTACTAGTGATAATACCAGGCGTGTCCACGACGTCTTACCTGTATAGGAGGATACATGAAGACCCCCATGTATATCCAGATCAGATCTATCCTTGCTAGTCCTAAGCGTGCTATCCTAAAGACACAGAGGCTAGCATACCTGAAGCGCCGGTACAAGAATGGCATGATCTCTGAGCACTTTTCGTATCGTGAGTTCTTCTGCCGTGACGGGATGCCGTTTCCGATCCGCGCTACTAACCACCTTGAGTGGTATGTCAAGCGCGTTCTCGAGCCCATGCGCTTTAAGTTCGGTGTCTGCTTTAGCACTGGCCCCTACCGCCACTACTGGTACGACATCCGTATCGGCGGTGCTTCTGACTCTCGCCACGACTGGGACAAGCACCCCGACGAGATTGCCGTGGACATGGCTTTCTCTGGCGGTAACCCAGTGCTCTGGGCGGAAGAGGCTGCACGACTCATGCACCTTGCTAAGCGGGGCGGTGGCATCGGGGTTTACTGGCAGCCGAGGGCTTACTTCACTCACGTCGATAGCCGTCGTGTGAGAGGTCGTTGGTTTGGATCAAGGACTGCACACCGTACAGTGAAGTGGTAAGGGGGTAACATGCACAAGGTAAAGAGGATGACGCAGACTCCGATGGCGTGCTTGACGTGCGGACGGGGTAATATTCCGGACGACCCACACACCATGGATGATCTGTGGTTTCTAGATCTCGAGCGTGACGTGAACTGGGGTGACTCTACGTACCTCTGTATGTACTGCTGTGAGAAGATCGGGATTACTGCCGGACTCGTCGGCATGCAAGAGCTCAAGGAGGCTCAGGATGTAAATCGTGCTCAAGGTCGTAAGATCCATGACTTGCAGGCGAAGCTTGAGCATAAGCAACGTCGGCTTGATAGGATCACCGGCGGTGCTAAGGCGCTGAAGCAGGAGAAGTCAGAACGTAAGAATCAGGCGCCAGCTGTAGATCAGCTACGTGAGGCGACTAAGAAGCGTAAGGCGATGAAGACATGATCCTACCTACGATTGTATTCGTTCTGTTGGGTGTCATTGTCCTATTCGCTGTACTGAGCTTCAAGTTGTCTGCTCGAGCGATCCAATCAGCTGAATCAGCACACGAGCGAAGTAATGCGTACAACAAGGACCTACTCGACCGACTGATGGCGATGGACTTCAATACCTATAAGGCATACGAGGCTGAACGTGATCCGCCTGAGACTGGCTATACGCCGCCTGAAGTGCCTCGGGAGTTGCCGGTAGGCGTATCACGATCAAAGGGCTTCGGTAGCATGCTGGGGCTAAGAGGACTCTCAGATGCGGGAGATGATGTTGCATGAGGGTAGCTGAGGCAAGAAATCTGAAGGAGCTCATTCCCGCCCTCGAGGCGCTTCGTCAGGAGCGGCTAGCAGCGCGTCTGCCTTTCGAGGAGCTGTGGTGGAATAACCTAGCGATGATCGCTGGTGACCACTACATGAGGTGGGAGCCAACTCAGGGCACCTACGTCGAACGTCCGCCGGAGGAGCATGAAGTCCGTATCGTGCTCAATCACTGCCGCGTAGTAGCCCGTACTGAGTTAGCAAAGCTGACGAAGTCTAAGCCGATCATGGACGTGATCGCTAAGTCCGAAGACCAGGATGACCTCGCCGCGACTAAGGTAGCTAGCTTCGTACTGGACTCTTGTGAGCAGAAGTACGATCTCCGCCGTTATCGTAAGTCAGCTTACGTATGGATGATCGCTGCTGGTATGGGGGCGGTCTATGTCGGTTACGATCCCGAGAACGAGACTGATGGCCGTACTAAGTACCTCATCGACCCTGCTACAGGCGAGCCGACATTCCACCCGGATCGTCAGCGTGAGCTTGAGCAGATGATGGCTGATGGTGTCCTCGACGAGCTGACGCATGAGGAGTATGCGCTGGGTGATCTGGACTTCAAGGTCTACTCACCTTTCCAGCTCTTGCCGGACGATACAGCTCTCGATTGGAACGATATTCAGGACCTCATCACTACTGACGTAATCCACATCGACAAGGCCAAGTCGATCTGGGGTAAGGACCTTCGTGCTGAGGCTAAGCAGCCCGGAGTGATCGAGCACCGAGTCATCCATCGTCTAGGCCGCGGGGTTGGCGAACAGTTTGGTGCTGGGGATATGAAGAACACCGTCCAGATCCATACATGGTGGCTACCGCCAGGTGTCTTCACTCACAATAGCTACCTGAAGGATGGCATCATGGTTCGCTGGGCTAACACCTATGTGGACCTCGAAGAGAACAAGCCATACCCCTTCATCGACAAGCAGATCCCGTTCGCTTACTTCACCCATATCGACAACCCTACGGCCATCTGGGCTGACTCTGTGATTACCGACATTCGTGCCGCTAATCTCGAGCTTGACCGTACGGTGTCACAGTTGCTTGAGAACCGTGACTACATGACTAACCCAATGTGGCGTGTCCCTGAGCAGGTGCAGCTTCGTGGCGGGCGTATCAAGTCTCAGCCCGGCGGCGAGGTGAAGTACGTCCACATCCGTGACGTGCCGCCGCCTGAACCTATCCCGGGCACCCCTCTGCCTGTTCAGGTTGAGAATCTTGCTGTGGCCTTGCGCGACCAGATTCTTGATCTGTCTGGCCAGGGTGAGGTGTCACGCGGACGTGTTCCGAGCGGGGTGCGCTCAGGTATTCAGATCGCGTATCTCCAGGAGGAGGATGAGACGAAGCTTGCCCCGACTGCTGACAACATCGAGGTAGGCTGTGCTCGCATGGCTTCGCTTGTCCTATCTCGTCTGTCACAGTTCTGGACTCACGAGCGTATCCTGAGGTACTACAAGCGCGGCGGTGAGTTCGAGGTGCGTAAGTTCAAGGGGGCTGACCTTCGCGGTCATACTGACGTAGTCCCAGTTGCTGGGTCAGCTCTACCGAAGAGTAAGGCAGCACGTCAGCAGAATGCGATGGCACTCGCTGAACTTGGAATCGACGCCGATGCTAAGAGGCTTAAGGACATCCTTGAACTTGGCCAGGGTGAGCCCGACGAAATTGACCTCGCTCGAGCGCAGGCCGACCGCGAGAACGAGATGATGATCCAAGGGGCCAAGACAATTAAGATGAGGATGAGCGAGGAGGCATATGCAGCTCCAGTAGACCCAGAAAATACCTCCCCCGAAGAGGGGCCAATCGCAATCCCCGTTAAGGCATGGCATAATCACGAAGCCCACCTTGAGCGCCATCGTCGGTATATGATGGATGAAGAATTTGAACGCCTCGGCGTCGAACATCCAGACATTGTCCGACTCTTCGACGAGCATGTAACTATGCACGAGCAAGCGCTTCAGGCACAGATGCAGGCTCAAATGGAGCAGATGATGGCCATTCGTGGTATGCCTGACGGTCCTCCCGGATCTCCCGCTGCACCTAAGCGTGAGACCCCGACGGCAACTACCTAGAAAGGTGAATGTGTCTAAGAAGCCCATGAAGACCAAGCTAGGAGGTAAGAAGTAATGGCGCCAACAAAGATTAAGAAGCCTACCGCCAAGAAGGCCCCGGCGAAGGAGAAGGCTGCTCCTAAGCCTACCGGCTTGAAGCCAATCATCACCAGCGCCAGCTGGGTGAGACTTCAGTCTGCAGCCGGCGTTCCTAAGGATTGTATCGGTATGGAGGCCGTTGTTCTTGAGGCCCCTACTACCAAGCATCCTGGCGGCGATAAGGTCTCACCCCGCCCGTATGAGTCACAGCCTGACAACACACAGTTCTCTGTGCGCGTAAGGGAGAATGGTCGTCTACTCATGGTCACTCGGGCGGCGTTTAGTGCTGTCTCCCCCGACCGTGGTGGTCTGACCCGCGCTTCGTAGTTATGGAACTCTATGTCGACCAAATGCTTGAGCTCCTAGACGATAAGATCGTCCGCACAAAGGCCGGTCCCTACATCTCTGTGGAAGCGCTCAAGCAACTACAGAAGGACTTTAAGGAGGCTAAGAGTTTAGACGAGCCTACAGGGAAGGCTAAGACTCTCTTCGGTGCTCGTAAGGCTCTTGCACAGGACCCGGAGTTCCTGGCCTCGTTCGAGGAGAAACTCCCGAAAGCTCCCGCCGACGCCGGCGTCGTTAAACCCGTAGCGGAAGAGAGGACAAATGAAGCTGCATAACCTGATCTACGAGTACGACCGCACTCCCATGGCGCTGGTTGAAGATCCCCACGGGGGTTCTGATCCAGAGTCAGTGCCGGGTACCGGTGAACCGGCTGCTCTAGAAGTGACTCCCCCGGCTGCCGAGCCGCTAAACACGGATCCTGGGAGTCCACCGCCGAGCAGCGTCCCGTATTCCCGTTTCAAGGAGGTAAATGATGCCCGCCGCTCAATGGAAGAGGCGATGGCGCCTATCGCCGAACTTGAGCAGCTAGGGTATCCAGTCGCCGAACTCCAGCGGCTAGCGCAGTGGGAAACTGAGTTCGCTCAGGATCCAGTCGAAGCGTGGGTGGCTACAGCTCGCAGCATTGAGAATCTACCGGACGGGATTAAGGCAGCAATCGAAGCCCACTCAAGTGGTGCTGGTGCTGCTACGCCTCCTGCACAGGAGCCTCCCGCCGGTGTCGAGCCCGAACCGCCTACCGCTGAGAAGGTTCCAGAGGAGCTTCAGTGGCTCATTGATCGAGAGAAGGCTCGTGAGAAGGCCGAAGCGGAGGCCGCCCAGAGGGCTGAGGCGGAAGCGCGTAGGCAGACCGGGGCTGCAGCTCTCGACAGTATCGTGAAAGCGTGGAAGGAGCAGGACGAGAAGGATCAGGTGAAGACGCCAGAGGCAACTATGATGGCACACATCATGGCTGCGGCGACCCAGACCGACTCTGTGGAGGAGACGTTTAAGATCGCTCGGTCCGAGTGGCTTGCGTCCCGAGAGGAGACTCTTCAGTCCACAGTACATCGTCCGGCTTTGGGACTTCGTACGGTACCCGGCAGTGGTTCTGGGCAGACTCCTGCTCAGCCTCCTCGGCCGGCGCGTACTCTTAAGGAAGCGTCAAAGATCGCTGCCGCTGCATGGGGCGAGCAGCCCGTTGAGTAACAAGGAGGTGACATGTCTGCAGTAGCTACAATCGTCCACCGTGACGTCTGGGGTATGAAGTTCTCGAACTTCTGTACTATTGCCCTCGATGACTCTTACCCTACTGGGGGTGAGGCTATCGACCTCGATGAGGTAGAGCTCACGGATGTCGATTACGTCATCTTCCCTGAGAACACAAGCGGATATGGGTTCGAGTGGGACGATACGAACTCCAAGATCAAGGTGTATGTCGAGGAAGCAGTGGCAGCTGGCGGTCCTCTTGTCGAGGCCGCTAACACCGCTGACCTCTCGGCACTCACTGCTGTCAAGGCAATCTTCGTCGGAACTAAGTAGGAGGTGAACGATGGCTCAGACTACAACTGCTGCTGATGCTGCTCTGCAGAACCACTACCTCCCAGTAGTCAGGGAGCAGATCAACCAGCGCGCCTTTCTCCTCTTCGGATACTCGCCAGACGAGCTCGAAGCGGGAATGGGTAAGGCTAACGCGATCAATGGCGAGACGGTGAACTACAACGGTATCGTTCGTGATGCGGATAAGTTCGAGTTCGCTGGACGTAACTGGTACTTCGCCTCGCACATCTCGCGTAACGAGTCCGGTACGGCTGCTTCGGAAGATGGCAACATCGCGCTGCCGGGGAAGCAGGGCTTTGAGGACTTCTACGACAGCGTGAAGCACTTCTACAAGCAGTTCGAGATCACCGGCTTCGCGATGGAGGTCTCTGAGCGGAACGTTGCTTCCTACGTCAAGCTCCTCGAGGCTGAGACCGAGGGCACCATCAATGATGCCCGCCACTCGCTTAACCGCGAGGGTTATGGCGACGGTAGCGGAGTTCTAGCTACTGAAACCGCTGATGGTGCTAACACAATCACTGTGGATACCGTGCAGTACCTCCGGGTAGGCATGTATATTGACGTGATTGATACCGACGGAGTTACCGTCAATGCCACAAACCGCAAGATCACCGCGATCAACCAGTCAACCCTCGTTGTTACTTACGATGGTGCTGACGCTTCGGGTACTACTGCCGCAGGCGACTACATCGTGCTCACGGGTAACAACGATAAGGAGCTGACGGGCCTCAAGGCGATCCTAGACCCGGCAGGTGGCGGAGATAGTACTCTCCATAACGTCGATGGTTCCGCGGCGGGTAACGAGTACTGGAAGGCCAAGGTCTACGATGGCGGTTCTGCTGCCTTCGATGAGGACCAGGGTCAGCAGTTGCTCGATGCCATCGGGGCTGAGGGCTATGAGACAGAGGTGATCGTTACCACTCGTGGTATCCGTCGCCGCTACGTCAACCAGCTCAAGGCTGCGAAGCGGTTCAACGACACCCAGTCTGTGGTCCTGCACGGTGGGTTCAAGGCCGTCATGTTCAACGAGCAGCCCATGCTCTTTGACGACCAATGCCCAAAGGGCTACATGTGGTTCCTCCGCCCGTCCGACTTCGGTTGGATGTGGCTGGGTGCGAACGACTTCCGTTGGCTGCGCCGTGACGGCAAGATCCTTCGCATGACCACGGGTGTCGGCTCGAACGGTGAGGATAAGGATAATTGGCGGGCTACGCTGTACCGCTTCCATGACCTCGCTTGCTTCCGCCGCAAGACCCAGGGCGTGATCCACACGCTCGCTGACGATACGGCTGGCGTCTCGTCGTAACGTAAGCGGCTGATGGGGGAGAGTCAGCGCTTCCAACGCTGGCTCTCCCTCAACTCTCGGCGCAGACCCCAGGAGGTCAGATGGAACTTCACGCTGTTAAGAGCTGGTACGACCTTAAGAAGGGGCGGGTTATTGAGGTCGAGGATGACGTGCAGAATATCGTGAGGGAGATCCGTGAGGTCTCTGATAGGCTGCATGTATTCTACAACGACCAGAAGGATGAGTTCGACGTGGTTGAGTCGTGCCTCGATGGCACCGACCGGCTAGTGTTCACGACGAAGCAGCTCACTAAGAAGGCTGTGGACCGTGTTCGCTTAGCAGACCACTGGCGCGGTCAAGAGCGCCCTACCCACGTTCTGCGCGACGATGAGGACTTCGCCTCCGAGATGGACAAGGCGAACGATGCCCTCGAGGCCGCCAAGGACGAAGCTTTCCGCGAGAAGATCCGCGATGCCGGTGAGCGTCTTCACTGGGCACTGGATATCGGCCCCGGCCAGCACTCAGCTGGTGGGCAGATTCTCATCTCGCCTGACGTGAAGCGCCATCGGACGAGGTTTAAGTAATGGCCGGCCTTACTCGCGCACAGTTCGAGACTGAGCTTACCAATCGCGGTTGGTCTCGGTATTCAACCGAACTCGAGACTTACCTCGACTGGGCCCTTCGGGCAGTTGTCCGGGCCGCCAAGTGGGGCGATACGCATGAGTCCGTTGAGGTCACGGATCACGGTGCCGGTGCAGGCGAGAACAAGATCCCGTTCTCGTCGATCAATAGCGGCAATGTGAGGACGATCCTGTTTGTGTACCTTAGCGAAACCGACAAAGAGCGTAAGCTCAGCCCACTGCCGACCGACGAATTCCACAACGACTGGCTTTGGCGTGATATGGACGACTCAACGAATCAGGGCGAGCCGAGCCATTACTACGTCTACCAGCAGGCAGTATACTTGATCCCTGCGCCCGATCAGGACTACGACTTCACCGTACACTACGTAGAGCGGATCAACGCCTTCGCCAACGACGGAGCGACCAGCGGTCTGCCGGAACGGCTTGACCAGGCTATCCTGCTTGAGGCTGAGGCGATCTGCTTCCAGCGGGCGCATGAGCTTGAGCGTATGTTCGCCGCTCAGGCTGAGGCCCGCCGCATTATCTTTGAGGAGATGGGTGACGAGGGCGGGCGCATGGCTGAGGATCATCCTCGAGTCATCCCGTATCGGGGTGGCTGATGCGTAAGCCACTGATCACTCGCAGTGAGGTCCATGCTCTGGTCGAAGAGGCTAGGGCACAGAAGAAGAATAAGGCGGCTCATGTTCGCGGTCGCCTGGAGGAGCAGTACCCAGATCTTAAAGGCCAAACTGTCCGACGTAACGGGTTTACCTACGATGCCATCGAATATCTCATGGGGGATATAGAGTCGTATGGCAAGGCCACGTAGTCAGACTCAAGTCCTGGAAATCAGGGGCTTTCACGGCGGTGCGCAGCTACTCACTGACCCGGATAAGCTGAAGCCTGAGCAGGCGCTTCGTTTCATCAATTACCTCCTCGACGAGTTGGGGTCGGCTACTAAGCGGTTAGGCTGTCATACCCTTGGCTCTGTGGGTGCAGCAGGGACTAGAGGTATCTCTGGCACTAAGTTCCAGCGTGCTGGTCAGACCACACAGTATATCGTGCACCTCGACGACGGCACAGTGAGGTATAGTACAGATCTCATTAACTGGACGACGATGCGTTCAGGTCTGTCGACCACGGCCCCGATGAGCTATGCTACGTTCAACAACAAGCTGTATATGGCCAATGGCGTAGATAATTACTACGAGTGGGATGGGTCGGCGGGGACGGCCTATGCTGCGGTGCCTAAGTTTAAGTATCTCGAGGAGTGGAAGGATGGTCTCTGGGGCGCGGCTACGACTGCTGACCCGGATATCGTCTATGCTTCTGAGGCGGGCGACGCGACTACCTGGGGCGCGTTGGACTTCGTCTACATTGCTAAGGGCAACGGGCCTGGGATTACGGGGCTTGCGTCTGATGCTAACGCACTCGTGATCTTCAAGCATCTTGAGACCCACGCGTTGTATGATCCGGTGGAGTTCACAAACCGGGTTGTGGATACTGAGAAGGGCTGTCTCAGCCACTTTAGTATCGTTAAGCACCAGGGCCTCATTTACTTCATCTCCCACGAAGGGGCTTGCCTGTACCTTGGTGATGCTCCGTCACAGATCATCTCTCAGGCTATCCAGCCTGTGTTTAAGAACTACATTTACGCTGAGGGCAGCGAACAGTTTATCTACGGCTACAGCTTCGAGGATCGTGTGGGCTGGTCTTGGCCGCGTGATTCGGTGAGCGACTTCAACCAGAGCGAGTTCTATCCCGAGCTCCCTGAGTCGCCGTGGATTTTCCACGATATGCCGGTGAGGCTACTGATCGGCGTGAAGGACCCGGGCTCAACGGAGAAGTTGTACGGCTTCGCTGAGGCGAGTAATGCTACTATGCAGGTGTATCGGCCTGCGGTGCATACTGACCTTAGCGCCGCAATCACCTCTGTGATCCAGACTGGGTGGTTCGACTTCGACCTGCCGAGCAAGAAGTACATGGATCGAGTGCTCGTGCGTATGCGCGGCGATGCGACGTTGGAGTTGCTGACGGACTTCGATCCGACTACCGCTGTTGAGACGCACACTATCACCGGCGATGGTGGTATGGATGAGCAGGAGATTTTCACCGACCTTTACTTCACCTCTGTGGCCTTCCGCTTCAGCAATACTGAGACTACAGGCCTGAGCTTCAACAAGTACGTCGGCAATGAGGCTGAGAGTCTTGAGGTGGGCGATCATACTATCAGCAGCATGAGGGCCTTTGCCAAGGCTTGCGGGGATGGACGTTAGTGGCTCTTTCTGATATCTTCCTTCCGTTTAAGCCGCGCCGTGATGATCCCCAGGGTCACATGGTCGTGCAGGCGAACCTCGATGAGCTGATTAAGCTACTGAACCGTACTCTGCTTGTGCAGATCAAGCAGGATGACATAGATATCGGTAGCCAGGTCACTCATAACTACATCTCGGCAGATGCCATCGGTGTAACCATCACTGATGATAGCGCCAACGAGGAGATGGAGTTCACGTTCGACCTCGCTCAGAACGGGGCGGTTACTGGCAGTATTTACCGTTGGGGTGGCGCATCGTGGGGCCCCACGGCTCGGGTGCTGGTCGATGATGCAGCCGATAAGATCACCTTCGGTCTGACCGCCGACGTTAATCTCTACCGTTCCGCAGCAGATACGTTGAAGACCGATGACAACTTGCACGTAGGCACGGGGCAGATCACCCTCAACAGTGGAAACTCACAAGTTGCCTCTGACGGGCACCTATATCTTCAGGCCGCAGCCGGCTCTTACCACTATTTCCGACGGGCTGGAAGTGCTGCGTACATCCGGATCGCCAATACTACACTAGAGTTCCAGGACGGCCTCGGCACGTTCGATACCAACCTCTACCGTTCTGCAGCCAACGTTCTAAAGACTGACGATAGCTTCCACGTAGGCGGGGTTAATGGTGTGGTATTCCCCGGTACAGGCGCGGTTGGTACAGAGAAGATCTCGTTCTCCTCGGTAAACCGACTACTCGCAGGCGGCCACTTCAACATCACCTACGACTCAATTATCCGAATCGGTTCTGCCTCTCAGGTAGCCATCGGCGATTTGGATCTTACGGGAGTTCCAACCATCAAGTTCGGGTCAGCCGGCGATACTAACCTCTATCGTTACGCTGCTAATGTCCTTAAGACTGACGATCAATTCCGAGTAGCCGCTACAGCCTCTGGCGCGCTTCGTACAGCGCAAGTCGCCGCTAACTCGGTACTAGCGAACTACCTACTTGAAGCTGATGCTCAAGCCGCCTTCCAGGTTCTTGGTGATGGCGGACTATTCTGGGGTGCTGGTGGCGCTTCCGCCGCCGACGTGAGCCTATATCGAGCAGCTGCTGACCAGCTTGAGACTCCGGATACATTCATCGTCAATGGCGGCTCTATCTACATCGACAGTGACTCCACAGCTGTGGGCTTGTTCCTCGGCGAATCACAGGACGTGAAGCTGTACCGTTCTGCTGCTAATACCTTAAGGATTGACGACGCAGTCTCAATCTTGCCGGCCGCTAGTGTATTACATGAGGTCTACTTCACTGGCTGGTCTCCAGCAAGTGATATCGACGGCCTACTCGGAGGATCAACTAGCGGCGCCCTTATCTACGGGCCGGCGAATGCCCACATCACTATCGGCCTTAGAGATAATGACACCGGCGATTCATTCGCTGTGGTTTCTGGCGGGGGCAACTATGCTGTAGATGAGACCTACGATACGGTTGTTCTCTCTGCACTAGCCTCAGGTAACGTTGGCCTGGGTGTCGCAAGCCCCTCCGCAAGGCTCAACCTTGCTGCTGATACGCTTGCCTCAGGCGGGATCCTATTCGGTACCGATACTAACCTCTACCGCGGTGCGGCCGACCAGTTGAAGACCGACGACACGTTCCGCGTCAGCCGCTCGGCCGCGACAGACAACTCGATGCAGACGCTCGTGGCGGGTGATACGCAGCTTCGGTGGAATGTCCGCGCTGATGGGTATATGACATGGGGGCCCGGTAATGCCGCCCAAGATGTAACACTATACCGCCGGGCAGCAAATGAGCTGGCTACAGATGACTTCTTCGCATCTGTTCGTACTGCAATAACCGACGGCGCTTTTAGTGCTCACGTTTCCGGTGATAGCCAACGTCGGCTCGTTATCTATGCTGATGGGGTTCATGCCTGGAGTAGTGGGGCTGCAGTAGCAGATACAAATCTCTACCGCTCAGCTGATAGTGTACTTAAAACCGATGACCGCTTTGAGGCGGTACTAGATCTCTACGCACGCTCGGGCGCAGCTGCGCAAGTTATTGTCGGCGCCGGCGGCCCAGCTTCTGAAGCCGGTATTAAACTCGGCTCAGCGGGTGATGTCAATCTCTACCGCTCCGCGGCTGATACCCTCAAGACTGATGATGCGCTTGTCGTGGGCTCTACACTGACCGTCAACAATCAGGTGACCGTTAACCGCTCTGCAGTC